ATTTTAGCCAATGGATTGAATGCACATGCGTATGGAAACGGCAACAGCTGTAACACTGGCATGTACGAATATAGTTATGAGAAAAAATTCACAAAAAACTTTCAAAAACGTCATCCATTTAGTATTCAAACCCTGATTGATGAATGTGAACAAAAATATCCGGAATGGCGATGGAAAGAACAGGAATGGGGATTTCCGAAAGGTCGCCGCGATAGTCAGGAATCGGATTTCATTTGTGGTTTGAGGGAGTTCACGGAAGAAACTGGGTATTATAAATCCATCCCGGTGGATTTACTGACCTTTTACGCATCTTCTAAAAACATTTCCTGGACGGAGAAGAAAAAGGAAACGTATAAAATGGCGTCCCCTTCGATGCCCATATCGAAACTCAACCATAACGGCTATTCTTGTGACTCTTTGTATGAAAAAATAAGTGAAATCGGTGAGAAAGAACCCAATGTGTTCAAAAATATGAACAAAATAACCGGTGTATTGAATGTATTTCCCTTTGAAGAAAATTTCGTTGGTTCGAATCTGAAACCTTACAAACATAAATATTATCTCATGCAGATGGATTATGATACAAAACAAGCTGAATACCAGTCTTCCGAAGTAAGTAATACGGCATGGAAAACGTATGAGGAATGTATGGAATTATTTCGCTTTTACAATGAAGAAAAAAAACAGATGCTGACACGCATTCATCGAATGTTGGAATTTTTCGATTTGGTTTAAGGATTTTTTATCCAACATTTTTATCCAACATTTTTATCATTTTTTGACAACAAAACATGATAACCAAAATTCTCAAACCCTTTTGTATCCGATTTACTCAAACCCAATTCTCAAACCCAATACAAAAAAACAAAAACCAAAAAACAGCATGAAAATTACCGAGCAAACATCGCCCCACAGTATCCACCAATAAACGTAATTACATTGTATCGTTCTTCATATACCGTCAAATTATAATTATAATCATACAATTGCCAAGTATTTTTCTGAATGGCAATCGGAACACCATCCGCACTACAAACCACATTGAAACTGGCCATAGCAGGATCAATCGGTGGAACATACGTACTAAACCCTATCTGCACACGTTTAAATTTCGTCAAATTCATCGCACCAGAAGGTTGGCGCACAAAAGGGTCACTGTTCAAACAAAAATTATAACAATAAATTCCGTCTTCATATGTATCCGGTGAACCAGTATTGGTTTTGTATTTCTCCAAATATTGGAAAATACCAGTAGGCAAGTCCAATTCACGATAATCGCCATCTAACAGTATCGCAGCGGTTAATAAAATATTTTTCTGATTATTTTGAGAAAAGTCACCGGTCGTGTAATAACCAGTATCATACCCACTAGGATTGATAAAAGGCCCCAAAGCAGAAGAATAATTCGGGTCGTTATTACCCTCAGGTGCAAATGTGATATTATCAGGTAAATTGTCATACGGCCAATTTGTATAATTCGACCATTCATTGCGCATATTAATGTCATTCCGTTGAAAAATAAACATCCAACTCGTCACCAACCCTGTCGTTTTCAATTCCACGCGCTGACTTCCAACCACATTCTGAAAATGGTATTCGTAAACATCCTTGACTAAATAGGCGTGTTCTTCCATGGCGAATTTCTTCTGTTCTAGGTCGGAAAGAAACACATAAGTGGCTTCTAAATGTACGTCCGCATTCCAATTCACCGTCTGGTTTTGGTATTTGGTAGTGTCTAAATCCACGCCGGGCGGGGTTTGCAAAAACCGATACATTTGAAATTGGGGTTGATTGAAATCAGGCTGGACATAGGGGAAATTATTAGCACCATCAAAGACATCGCGGCATTGGAAGAGTTCCTGAATGGGGCGCATGGTTACATTAATGGTTAATACATTGTATTGAAGAGCAACCATCGGGAAAGCGGATACATTATCTAAAGTAAACCAGGCATTGATTGGAATATAAAGTGTTCGTCCACGGATGGAGGGTTCGGCACCGGCTGGATTGGTGGTATAAAATGCGGATGGATACGATTTGATGCGATTATATGCATTGGCTGGGTCGTTTAATTCAGCAACATTTCCACTCATGGTATTGAATTTATCTTTTTTCTCTTTAGTGAAATCACGTTTGACCATGAGCGCCAAATAATTCCCAGTATATTTGGCGAGTGTGAAATTGCCACACGTGATTTCGATTTCCTGTATCATCTGTGTTCCCAAATCTTTGATCCATCGGAAATCATATGCCGCCCATATGTTCCCGTTAATCTCATTGGGTTGGTAAATGGGACTCCAAATGTTGGGCAGAGAAACGGCCAGATAAACATCGGAAATCAAATCACCATATCTTGGCATATTGAAAGTAAATTTAGAAGGTTCGGTTAATCTCAAATCGCGCTGTCCATCGAAATCAATCCGGAAATGCTGTTTTCCGAAATTACTGTATTGAATATACGAATAGGTCCAAAAAGTCTTTTTAGGGTCACCGATTAATATTTGGTCGGCTTGGCCAGTAAATACTACATTCATTTGTCCACCTGGCATTTTAGTTTCCTTTTCTATATCTTTTCCTATATCTTTTCCTTTCCTTTCTCTAGGCAGGTTTTTTTATTTCGCTTTTTCTCTCGCAATATCCAATATTATTTCCCCTCACATATATTTGAGAATGAGAATGAAACTGAAACTAGATACAAAAAACAAAATGTAATCCCAAAATATAAAGTTTAAAAAGAAAAATGGAAGCTTTTCATTGGATTGTCATTGGCGTTGCCCTTTTTTTCCTAATTCTTATTTTAGTATTAGTCGGATTAATGATGCGAACAAGTATGAGTAATAATAATATATTTCCTCCTGTACAACAAACCTGTCCTGATTTATGGGTAAATGATGGCAGCGGTAACTGTTATTACGTCGGAAATAATGGTGGGTCTGGGCTTACTGGTACAAATTCTACCCCAAATGCATATTCGGGCGATGCATCTTTCCCTATTTATGTTTACAATAATGTGCATGAAAATGGGACTAGTGGATGGACCAATTCTAGTAATCAATCTACATCCGCACCATCTTATATTCCTTCGACACTACCTTCAAATCTTACAGGTAGTTCCAATTATGCCGTGTTTAAAACGAGTGATACGGCTTGGTCCAGCCAAGGAACCGTTCCGTTATGTCAACAGAAAAAATTTTCGAATAATAATAATATTTATTGGGATGGAGTTTCAAATACCAATCAGTGTTAGTTAGACCATTTGGAGGGGAATACAAATCTCGTTGTAAAATATAATTATTATACATTCTATTTTACACATAACATACAATGGACATTTATAATCTTAGTACACCTGCCTATTTATATTTAATTATTGCTCTAATTGGCAATGTATTATCTTTATTTATTTTACCATTCAATTGTAGTTCGATTGGAATTATCGGATGCATTGTGATTTTATTACTTTCAATTCTAATAACACTCATTTTTCTTTATTTGATAACTTGGGCTATAGATGCTTTATATCAATCCGGATACACCGTTCTTTCATGGATTTTAGCCATTGTAGTTATTTTATTTAGTTTGATTGATTTAGGAAATGTGGTTGGAAATCTGCCAAGCGTTTCCTCTACCAGTTCCTCTACCTCAGATGCTTCTACCTCAGATGCTTCTACCTCAGATGCTTCTACCTCAGATGCTTCTACCTCAGATGCTTCTAAGAAATCCGACATAACCACATCCGGCACAACCACATCCGGCACAATCACAAAAGGAAATATCACCCAAGGCAACATAAATACCTCTGGGTTTACCGAAAATGTGCTAGATATTTACTCAAACCCAAATGGCAGCTACTTAGGTAGGTAAATAGACACATACCCTAAAGCCCACGATGCGACAAACATAAATAATAATTCTGTGCAACTAATAATAAATGAAAAGCAACATGGTTGAGTTTATAAAAAGGTTCCACCACGAACAACAAGGCCATTGCGATATTGACCGATAAGAACGGAACCGCGGTTTCATTATATGAATTCGTAAATATAAATAAAATATCCAAGCCGATGGGTAACATTGTGATTACATTATGGATTTGCAAAAACCCATTTTTCGCAGTCTCATGATCCACCACCACCTCAAAAAGATTGAGAACCACGCGATAAATGGAGGTCAGATGCGTCATACTAGAAATAACCAAAATCGAAAATAATTGTGGATGATTGTAATAACAGGTTACCGTTGTCAGAAAGGAACGCACATTGATAAATACACAGTCATGTAGGAAAAACGCGTAATTGTCTTTGTCGGGTATGGAATATTCGGTCATTTGGGTTTGAGAAAGACGTTTGTAAATATCATGGTGATATAAAAAAGAAGTCACAGTCAAGGTAATTACACCAATCATATCAAACAAATATTTCTCATTTGGTTGTTGGGAATAGATGTATACCGCTAGGGGAATGTTTAGGATGTGGATATAGGAACATAATAAGTGACACATTTGGTCGGTATTGATACCTGCAAATAGTTTCGTCAAACCTTTGTATAAGATTTTGTTAATGATGTAAAACCAATAAATGTTTAGGATGTATAATCCGTAACAGGAAGTAAACAAAAGGGCACTTAATAAGGGATTTCCGGAGGAATACTTCCAAATGACGGATTTTAGCGAATCATGGTGATAGATGATTTGAGAATAAAAATCGAAGATTCTAAATTTGAAGAAAGTGGCGTAGAATATTGCGGAATTTGCGGTATACCATAACGAATTTTTAGGAATGTATTCTTTTAGAACCAGGAAAATGGACGAGATTTCGGTCTTGATCATTGGGTATGAAAATATTATTCTTACGTCTGGGGAAACTTGGTAATAATAATTGTAGAAAAAAACGCCGAAAATGCATATGTGATGTATTTTGAGGTCAAGTTTTTTGGTCAATACTAGGTCAATGGTGGCATGGGTGCCTATGATAGGCATTAGATTGTCAAACCATGATGCGTTACCCCCCCCCCGATGCAGCAGCATAATACAAACAGGACAAGAGAGAAACAATGCCTATCGATAAGATGGACATGTTTTGAATATTTTGAGTTGAAAAAATGGGATTTTCTTTGATTGGTTCGGTTTCCATGATTCTTTTTCTTTTTCGAATTTAGTGATAACGGGTAATAGTTAATACAGAAAAAATATTTTTATGTTTTTTTATTTTTTCAATTCCACAATAACGTTGAGATGATATTCTGAAAAACCTATTATCATAATATACTCATACCCTTTCGAAATGTGTGATCCAGCGCATCTTTTTTTGATTCTTTCTTTGATTTTCTTTTTTGTTCTTTCTTATTATGATTATTACAGTATGAATGCTTCTTGTATGGCTTCGTATCAATGCACTTCTCAAAGTAAACCTGTTTATTATTATTTATTGATTTTAGGACTGATTCTGTTATGGACATGGGTTCTGAATTTCCAATGCGAAATGGGATACTCTTTGCTTGTCTGGGCGGAAATCATTCTTCCCATTGCGTTGATTTATTTAGGGTATCAAATTAATTGGAATCCTTATGCACGTAGCCCTTACTAGATTGTTTTTGTGGTTTTTTGGTTTGAAATAATATGCAATGTTTTTGTATTGGATATTATTATTTATTTTTGGTTGTTTTGTTTTTGAATGATTTCTCAAACCCGCTTTTTATAATACAATATTAATCACTTCTTTTTCAATAATCATGTCGTATACAGGAAGTTGTTGATTGATTGATTTTATCAATATCTCAAAATAACGATTTTCTTTTTTTATTTCATCCATTAATTCTTTGTAGTTTAATCTTTCTTTGGATGAAATAAAAAAAGATTGAAACCAAGAATGTGTTTGTTTCTCTTCACTTTTTTTATTCATTACTTCTCTATTTTTATTCATCAACATTTCTATTTTTATTTTTTCATTCATGATAAAGTCTTTCTCAGTTTGTTTATCGGTTGATAAATTTATATTGTATCTCAAACGTTTATATCTCAGAGATTTATGTAATTCAACCCATCTTTGTGAGTCAGAAGGACTTTGCCAATTACCCATTGGTTCTTGTTCGATTCTTTCTTGTTCTTTTTGTTTTTTACTTTCTTCTCTGTATGTATTATTACGATACAATAGGTGCTCTAATTCTTTAAATGTTTGCATTTTGTCGGGTTTCAAGGTTGGTTATGGATTTGTATGAAAAAATGTTTATTTTGTTTTGCGGGTTTTGCGACGATGTTTTCTGGTATTATTCTTTTTTCCTCCACTTATCTATTACGATAAAAAATGAGATAATAATGTATTAACTCATTTTTGATTTGAATATTCAGTCTGATTTATAATTATTCTCTATCAATCGAAGATTCATCTAAAACCACAACCCTAAACAAAAAGCCCATCCAACATCCGAACCACTTTGCGCGATTCATTCAAACCCGCCAGCAAATATCCCTGGATCTCCCCCTTGTCCGTTTCTTCTAAAAACGCAATCCTCAAAGTAGCCTCATCATCGTGGGGATGGGATTTACGGAATGCACAAAAGGACATCACCGGCACTTCCATTTTCCCACCCATTTCTTTTGCTAAATAATAACTCACATATAACACCCATTCCAAAATCTTCCCAACCGTATAACAATCACCCCCAATCTTCAAATCCCAAGAATGTTCCATGGTCGTATTGGAAGGAAGAATCATGGCAATCCCGGTTTCAATATCCATGGCCAATTTCGCCAACATTTGGTCTAAAATCTCGCATGCTAAATGTCCAATCTCGGACCAAGAATACATCCCCACCATTTGCATTTTAAAATCAAAACTATTTTCCTTGAAATATCGTTGCGCATCTAACGCCATGAAATCACGTTTTTCCGAAACCAATTCCTCTTTCGTAATCGAAGGATTTTTGACTTTCATGTCTCGTTCACGTTCTTCCCAGGCTTCTTTGACCAATACAGGGTCCATTGTATTTCCCATGCCTACAAACACACAGGTGCATTTACTGTCTTTCCCACCAGTGGATACTTTGAAATCAGCCATCAAAGATAAACGTGGAGCAGGAATGTTGCCGATTTTAGCATTCAATCTTAAGAAATCAATCGGCATGGCGGTCTTGGCGGAATTGGGAAACAATCGAGCTACTTCGGAATCATCCATATATTTCCCGGTTTCTTTGTTTTTAATACGGAAATATTGAGGCTCCGTGGTGATGATAAGTAAATGTTCGGATTCATTGGTCACATCGATTTCTAAGGAATATTTCCCAGGTAAATTGTCCAATTGTTTGGTATGGACGGGAATACTCAAAAGACGTTCTTCGATGATTTCGTTATGGAATCGGGTCAAATTGACCCAGCTTGTTTTCTTGTCCGGATCGACTGAAAGTTGGACTACTGGAATATGCGAAACCATACAACGACGCAGGGCATTAGTGAAACAAATAGGAACCCCCTGAAGCGTGAAATTAGTTTCATTGTCTTGGTCATTATGTTCTAAATTGGTAAGAGATGGTTGATAAGATAAAGCAACGGCGGAGTTTGACATTTATCTGATTTGGTGGGTATGAGAATTGGTTTATATATTAAAACTAGGCAAACTAAATAAAGCTATGCAAATCTATGCAAAAGAGTTTATGGGTAGATACAGTAAACAGAAAAATAATGTTTAAATTCAATTTTATGAAAGTGTGGGGAGAAATTTCGTAAATGCGTTTTATCGGCCATAATGTAAACTTTAGGTTTCTTATATATTATCTCAAACCCAAACCAATAAATAAACCTCAAACCATAATCTATCGTAAAATTATAACGAGACAAAAAGAAAATGTCCCGAAACCCAACCTCATGTCAATTATCTTTACGTAAATTCAGTCCACGCGATATTCCTTTCAATCCTAATGAATCCAAAGGTCCTACCATTATTTTAGTAGGTAGACGTGGAACAGGTAAATCCGAATTAGTCAAAGATATTTTATATCATCATCAAGACCTAAGTGTGGGCTGTGTTATCAGTGCCACTGAAGCCACCAATCGTTTTTACGCAGACATGGTCCCCAAATGTTTCATCAACAAGGAATACAATCCTTTAATCATTGAATCCATTATTAAACGCCAAACCCAGGTCATCAAACAATTTAATAACGAAAAATTACATCACGGTCGAGCCTCTTTTGATCCCCGCACTTTCCTCATCATGGATGACTGTTTATACGATGATAAATGGAGTAAAGACAAGCTTATGCGCTGGTTATTTATGAATGGACGTCATGCAAAGGTTATGTTGATGATTACTATGCAGTATCCGCTTGGCATACCACCTAACCTTCGTTGTAACGTGGACTATGTATTTATTATGCGCACACCAGGGTTAGGAGAACGCAGAAGAATCTGGGAAAACTTCGCCAGTATTTTCCCCACTTTCGAAGCATTTTGCAGTGTATTGGACAAGACAACTGAAAATTTTGAATGTATGGTTATCAATAACACTGTAAACAGCAGTAATATTACCGATTGTGTGTTCTGGTATAGAGCACAAATGAGAGACGCAGGCACAATCAAACTGGGAGCCAAGGAATTCTGGGATATTTCCAAAGAAATGGATGACGATGACGATGACATTGCTTATAATGCTAACATGTCGGTAAAAAGAGGGGCGAATACCACGATGATTAATGTGAAGAAAATTTAATTATGAACGGTTTCAGGGTGTTGGTCCGGTCAACTCCTTATAACCGTTTATGAGATTTATAATTATAAAAATAAAAAATAAAACCGCATCAGATATATTCAACAATATATCTCATACCCACCCCCGCAAGTCAATCAAAAATCCAAATCCAACAAATTATTCACCGTTTTGTAATTTGTCTTATAAACCTGTTGCGTCAGTAAATCCACCGTCATATTCCGATTTTGCAAATCCTTTTCCAGTTTCGCAATCATCATGCGTTGGTTCTGCACAATTTCCTTCAAACCCTCATTTTCAGCATAATAATTGGCCTTGTTCAGATTCAGGTTCTCCAACCATTTCTGATGATTTTTTGTTTTAATATGAGTCGCAAATGTTCCATGACTTTCATATACCTTTCCCTTACGCGCCCCACAAGGACAGGACAAACCTTTACGGATTAAATGAAATGACGGTATTTTATCTACATAATTGCAATTTTCTGCCACACTTGGAGAATAAACATCGGGTTCTAAGACTAATTCCATTTTCTGTTTTGGTTTCTGTTTTGAGATTCGTGTTTCGTGATGATCCTGACCATAAACCAAAATCAATTTTCACCAAAATTTTATCATACCGAATATGATAAAATTTTTTGTTGGTTTTATTGTTTTTCATTTTTTATTGGGTTATATTTTCGTATTTTTTATAAGTTTTGTGTAAAAGGAAGGGCGTCTATTTGTATAAAGGAGCACGTTGTCTGGTAGCAAAGTGACCACTTAAATAAGTTTGTAAATTGAAATAACCAAGCTTGGCACCGGAAGGAACTCTTAATAATAAACGAAGTTTGTCATCAGGGTTGATGGTGCGTTTGTCACTGGTATCGTTAAGGGCATTGGACTTAACATACTCATGGATTTTGCGGTTAACTTCAGTGCGTGAAAGTTTGGTACCTTCAGTAACACCTACGAAACGGGCAATTTCACCACTGATTTCGGTTGGTAATTCGAAACTGGAAGGCTTGTCACTCTTCTCTCTCTTGGAGACTTTTTTTTTTAATTGAGCTTTTTGGGCACTTTTTAATTCACGTGCTTGTTGCTTCTCAATTAGTTTGTGGTTGTTCTTTAAAGAAACAATTTCGTTTAATAGTTTCTGGATAAGTTGACCTTGTTCAGAGACCATGTTTTGAAGTTGGTTTCCACTTTCAGATGCAGGAGCATCGGCATCAGTGGCAGCGACTTCAGGAGCGGCATCGGTGGAGGCAACTACAGCAGCCTTCTTGGAAGCACGGGCCTTTTTAGGAGCAGCAGCATCGACAACAGCATCGGCAACTGGTGCAACAGCTTCAGTCTTCTTGGAAGCACGAGCTTTCTTTGCCTTGACTTCAGAAACAACAGTTTCAGTAGAAACGACGGTTTCAGTTGCAACAGCAGGAGCAACAGGGGCAGCAGGAGTAGCAGATTTGTTATTGGTACGAGCCATTATAAAAATTGAGGTTTGAGAGTTTGGGAAAGAGAGTTTAATAAGACGTTGTCTGGTATACTTTATATAGCATTCATTCTTTAAGTAGGTTTGCGGAGTTTTTCTGATTTCCAAGTTTCAGAACTCCAAAGCGTCTAAACGGTCCAACAAAACAATGAACGCAACAAAATTTTGACAAACAAATGGTCTAACTTTTCAAAATCGAAATCACATTGTCGGTATCGTAATAATCTTTCACATCCTCATGTTTCAAAGAATAACCATTCTTCAACCATTCACAATCCGTGCATTTCATTTCATCATTTTCCAAATCATGTCCTTCCGAAATAAATATCCCATTCCCAAAAAATCCACTCATAAAACTAAAAGAACCGCCCGTAGAAATAACCACAGGAGCATAAAACAAAGACGCGAAATCTTCAACATTCGATTTACATTGCATTTCAACCGTATAACCTAAACCGCTCAAATACTCAACCAAACTGGACAAATATTTTTCACATGCATTTCTATTTTCTTCGGAACTGTTATGAAATTGACAACTAACTAATTTAATGGTTTTATAATTCAAATGAGAAACTTGATCCAAACATTCTTTAAAATAAGAATATTTTTGTAAAAAATAACCTCCATAACGAACGAAAGGAACGTCACTACATCTAAAATGAATACAAATTGTATTTTTTGTTTCATTTATCGCATCATCTTTCAGACCAGATTGAATAAAAGCATTTTCTAATTTTTCATGGATAAATGGTTTCATTAATTTCCAATAAAGCCCTCTTCTATTATTACGTATTACCCATGTTCCAGCGATTCCAATCGATTTCCCTTCTTTTTCTAATTCTTCTTTTGTAAACTGATTATCAAGCAATATTTGTCTTATTTTTTCATCTAATGGAACATTTTTTGGAAAATATTTGATAAAGTTTTGTTCTGGAATTTCTTCAGAATAATCTTTTCCATCGATAAAGGCAAGAGACATATTATAAAAATAAGCACATATAAAATTACCGATATCCACTTTTATATTTTCAAAATTTTCAGGTATGGCATGAGAATAACTTAGAAAAAGAACGGATATCAAGAGAAATACAAATAATATAACCCACAAATATTTGTATTTCAATTTCATTTTGTTATATTATATTATAATAAAATGAAAGATAATTTATTATAATTTTGAATTAAAGGTATGCGAATACATAACTCTAAAATTCCAAAGCCTTTGCATTTTCGGAAGAAGGAGAAACACCATCAGCAACCGACTCCGAAACAGAAACCAACTTCTCCAAATCCGAAACCGTGCGACGTGGTGTCATACTTTTCAAAGTGGAAACATATTTATGGTCCATGTTACGTAACGAAAAATGACGACTCGTGGCCATAAAAACCAACGCTGGTATCTGTTCGATTTCCCCGCTCTCCTTGTTATAAGACACATCTTTGGTACGTAATAATTTACCTTTGTCCAAATTTTCAGAAAAAAAGGTCTTCAAACTCTTGATTTCCTTCACCGTCAATGAATTCTCATGCCCATAATGTTCCGAAAAAGCGTGCAATTTCTGACGTTTCAGCGATTTATCAAGTTTATTCCAGGATTCGTTTTTATTATTTGATCGTTCCTGATCCAGAATCATTTCCATATCATCCATTTTGATGGAAACTTGTTGGTATTGGTCGGAATGATGTTTGTATAAATCAGGTGTTTGTAATTTGCCAATGGTACTAAAAGTGGGACGATATTTCGAGCCATTATTGTTGGAAGATTTGGTAGACGCAGTCGTGCTACCTTCGGAAGCGCCATTGTTAGAAGAACGTTTGTAAGACATTTATTTGATGATTTATCGATGTTGGGTAATGGCTAATAAAATGAATGAAATCAAAAAAAAAGCGATATGATGTATTGTATTTTAATTTACTGTATCGTGGAAATCTAAAATCTACCTATGACTAGAAATAAAAAATACGGTGTTGTTGTAAAAACAAAACTGATATGAAACTATAGTTAGATATATTCAGTTACATTTATTTAGGTTTTATATCGAATCCCCTCGAACACCGAACCAAACCAAAACATAATCTATTATATATCAAAAACCCCCACAAACAACATGAACCCCAATGATCCAATCAAACAGAGAGACATTGGATGGAACAAATTACTCAACAGTAAACGAATCAAAACAGCCAAAGGTTTTTTAAAATATTTCATTATTACCGACGAATTTATCAAATTTTTAAACAAAAACACACTCTTTATAGGCATGATGATGTTTATCATGAATATCTCATCCCGTTTTGTCACCATTAAATTGAGTAAAAGCATGGAAGGATATTTGAAATACACTTTTAGCAAACATATTCTCATTTTTACCATTGCTTTCATAGGAACACGTGATTTGTATTCGGCTTTAGTCATTACCATTTTATTCGCCATTTTCATGGATGTTCTTTTCAATGAAGACAGTCCATACTGTTGCCTACCTGAAAGTTTCACCGATCACCACATTGCTTTAATGGACAATTCCGGAAATGTTATAAAACCAGAGAAAGAAACAGAAATCAGTATTTCCAAAGCACCAGGTCTCGGATATTCAACTGACAACCCGCAATTACCAACTCCTGAACCCGTGTCACAAACCACATCACAATACAATCCATCATCTGGAATCTCTGGTTTCAGAAGCGCACAAAGTATCGAAGAAAAAGATAACACACTGTTGGAAAATATGACCAAAGAAGAACGTATTCATGTCGAAAAATATTTGAGACAGTTAAGAACCGGATTTCGGTAGAAAGGAAAAATATATAAATCATCTTAAATTATAAAGGGAAACAAATAGAAAGTTCCCCCCCTAATAATACCCAACATAATATAACATAAAATGAACGAGCCCGAAAAACAAATCTTCAAAAGTATTGTTGGTAATCCATTGAAAATAAATCTAAATATTAATATAGACAACCAACCCACCATTGTGGTTCTTACTTCCGCCATTTTATATTACCCACCGAAAGAAAACCCAAAAGAAAATCCAAAAGGAGGTCAAACCGATTTCCAAAACCAAAATCAAAACAGAAACCAAAAACCAAATCAAGGAAACCAATACCCACTCTTGCCACCCATAGGCATCGATTATCCAATCAAAAAATTAACCGAATTACCTTTTCGTGAGATGGTCAAAGTCCTATTCGACCCAGACCGTTTCACAAAACAAATGACCAAATGGGTGGCAGATACCGAAAAAGAATCCGCCCTTTTACAACCCCCTCCAAACGAAGAAGAATTCTCCAAACTCTATTCCGAAGAAAACGAAAAAAAAATAAACTGGGAAAAGAAAAACGTCCAAATGTTGCTCCATCTGTTATTCCCAACCTATTATTTCGGTTCTTTAGAATACAAAACTTCCATGCATTATTGGAACCCCAATGAAACTTTTCATACCTTCCCCATCTCACGTACCTTTTCGTATTTGAAATATAATGGAAAAGTTTATACTATAACAAACTGTGTATGGTTGAATGATATTTTAAATTCTCCTGCTTATAAACCCTATGTAGATGGCTTCAAAAGTTATTATTTATGGACTCTTTATATCAAAAATGTAATCAAAAAACGAATCATTCAAGAAAAACGTAAAATGACCAAATTTGAAAAGGAAAACAACCAAACAAACAATACCGAAAACGCAGAAGGAACACCAAAACAAGAGAATCCAATGATTGCTTTTATAGAAAACAACATACAAAACCTGAAAGGATTGTCCGAAAAAATAACTGAAACGGAAAATTCCATTGAATTAAGCATCGTAAAATTACGCCCCGTTTTCAGGAAAAACAATCTGATGAATTTAACCCAAAACGCAAGCAATTATTTGGAATCCTTTACCAAAATGCCCATCATGTCGGATAAAAACACGGTTTTGAATGAATTCTTCGATGTTATCAATGAATATGTATATGACATGAAAGAAGAAGAAGAAGTTATTGAAACCGACACTAATAAAGAAACACCCGAAGTAACCAATCACATGTTGCTGTATAAGTTGTTAAAAAACATTTTTTTATTCAAATCTCATAAAAAAAATTTATCCCAATTGTTGAATCGTTTACCTCCCATCCAGAATAACTATGACGTTTATTTTTACACTGGTTTGAATACAAAACGTTCGGAAGATTATTACCGACAAAACTTGTTTACAGATGTGATCTTGGACGTGGTGGATGGTTTGGTTGATGATAGTAATAAAAGTGTGGTGAAATGTTATTATTATGATCACTGGATTGGGAAAATGATGAACTTTTTCAATGGAACCTATTGGGACGTAGCCAAAGACCGTGTGTATGTGAATCTGTTGAATGTACAAAACAAAGTCGAAGATAAAGAAGATGACATAGGAAATGGCAACAACCCAGATTCTGGCCCACCACCAGGTTATGGGGATGGAAATAGTAGCAGTACTGGGAATGGAGACAGTGGGTATGGTAATAGCGGATATGGCAATAGTGGGTATGAGAATAGTTATGATACAATGATGCCCTCCCAACAAAGGAATTCTTCTTCTTCCGACCAGGCGAAGAAAAATACAGCGGATTTGTCATCATTGACTGTGTTTTTCAACCAATTCATTTTGGATACAAACAATTTATCTAAAACCATTTCCAAGAATAAAAAAGAATTATTGAAGAAAATCTTACTCAAAATACAGAATACAGAATTGTATATGGGTAAAGGATTAGATTTAGAATTCGAACTTTTCAGTAATATTGTAAAACATAAAGGTGTAGATGTTTTGTCAAGAATTGTGATTCCAAATACAAACATGAATGATGAAATTAAAACAATCAAAAGCTATGATGATTTTTTATTAGAAAATACTACTACCTTGAAAAGGTTAAGTGATGTTATGCTTTCAAGAATGAATCCAAGTAATAATACAGGAATCGTTGCTGAATGGAATGATAATAAATCAAAAGTGGTAAAGATGATACAAGCGATTACAGTGGATATTGAAAAATTTTTAAACAAAATCAATCAAACTCCGACAACAGATATATTAGTTGAATATAAAGGTTTAAATGAACAACAAAGAAACATTTACTCTATTTATCTCCTTTTATTTTTGTACAAGAATGTATTTGAATTAGTGAAAGATTATTATGAACGTAAAATTTCAGAACTAAACGGCAAAAGAACAGGAGGTAAAACACAGAAATATTCTCATGCCCACCACCTCGCCAACAACAAAACACGCAAAAATCACAAATAAAAAAGAGGGATTTACTCATACGCAACACCCATTATAGCAGCAGTAAATTCTTAAACTTCATATTCATATTCATTATAATAGAGGTTGCGTTGCGTTACTTTTACAAGGGTATAAAGACAATTCGTTAAATTACAATAATATATATAACATGGAAAATCCGCAATCAAGACCTCTTCGTATAGAAGATTTTTTAGAAACGAATACTAAAAATACGAAAGATAATAAAAACTATTCTCACGATGATATTATAGCTAAGAATCAACAAGAATTTGGTCATAAAAAAAGAATAAAACCCTGACGCACTGGAACAAAAAGTCAACAACAAATCGCACCTAAAGGTTTTAAGAAAGGTTTCAGGGGTTAAATGATTAATTTTTTTTATATGTGAATGACATAATTTATGACGTAATTTAAGTAAATTATTGACAACATATGATAACAATCGTTTTTATTACAATAGGTTACAGGTTATATAGGTTATAACAGGTTATACAATACACAAGTCTTATTCAAAGGTTGGTTTTCCATTTACATATTTCCCAACTAAATCTCCAAGGTCTCCGTCTTTTCCATAGGAATATATTTCGCTATTCGTTTCATTGGTTATGTAATATCTTATATTTTTGATTTTAATCATGTAAAATTCTTCTTCTTCTTCCTCAGCAACTTCTTCTTCGGCTTCCTCCTCGGTCACGGCATGAAAGACTGGTTTTCCATCTACATATTGTCCAACAACATCCCCGATTTCTTCACTCTCTTCGAATGCATAAATCACGCTATTTGTTTCATTGGAAATATAATATTTCTTTCCCTGAATTTCTATTTCGTAATATTCGTCCTCTTCGACTTCCATTACATTTTCTACGATGTTTTTATTTATTTCGGTTTTTTCCTCTTCGACTTCCTCTTCCTCTTCGACTTCCTCTTCGACTTCCTCTTCGACTTC